CACCTCATAAAAACCAGCTTCGCTCCAGCAGTCGTCAAACATTGGGTTCTGGTTGAACTCCTCTGGCGTCGTCGGACGATCCCAGTCAGGCAGTTCAATCCCCTGCTCGCCGTACCAATCGCGGACTAAGGTCCAGCAGTCGCTAACACCCCAAACCCATGAACGCCCGATCAGCGGCGCGACAAATCCTTCAGGGACACACTGCCCCCATTGCTCGGTCTTGGGATTGACGATGTACCAAGGCAAGCCCGATTTTTCGCAGGCGACCTTGTCGGCTTCGCTTGGGATTGGCGGCGTGACTGGATGACTGTGGATGACCGCAGTGATCTCGCCTTTGTCCTCGGCTGCCGCGTAATCCACTGGGTCAAGGATGAAGAACTCGTTCCCTTCCGCCAGATTTCGACACGGGAAATAATGCTCTCGCCCCTTGACCACCACCAGCAGACCACAGGCTTCACGCGGGTCTTCTGCTTGCGCGTGCTCCAGTGCCTTTGCCTTAGCCGTCGCCTTCATCCGTTAAATGCGCCGATGCCAGGGAATCCTCCGAAAGGTAACTCAGCCGTCGAGCCGAAACGAGCCTGGCAACTGCTTAAACGTTTGCCGCATTTGTCATCAGCAGAATCCGTGACAGCTTTGTCGTTCTCGTCAAAGAAACTGCTGCCGCTGTAGCCGCACTCTGAACCCTTGTAAATCCAGGGGCAAAGATTGGCGCTGCACTGACGCTTAGGGGCGCGAACTCCCGCCAAGTCAAAACTCGCGCTTAGCTCAAAAGTGACCGCGTCTCTTGTCTCGCTGACCTTTCGGGCAACGTAGTAAATCTCAGACGGCAGCGTTGCTGACGTGTCTGGCGTTCCGTAAGGATTTGTGCCGCCAGTGAAATTAACAGCGTCGATGTAGCGAACGAGCGTGCGAATCCGGGTCAGCTTGGCGCCGGTCAGATCGTTGCCTGCTGTCGTTTGATTCACATTAAGCAAGATTGCTGTGATGCTGCCGAGCAGATTGGCGACCCTGATTGTTGGGCGGGGCAGGCTACCGCTTTCAGCGTTGTACTCAAATCCCTCGACCTCTATTGGCAGGGCGGAATAGGTGTTGCCGTCCCAAACGATGTTCCCGTTAGTGCTGAGCGCATTGGTGCCAGCGTGGAAGCGATAGGTGAAGGCGCTGCCATGGATGTTGGCGAACAGCTCCAGCTCAAACAGCTCGATGATGCTGCTTGGATTGATCTTTTGAAGCTCGGAGACTGGGATCGCCATCAGGGCTCAAAGACTTGAATGAACCGTGCCGTGATCGTGGCGCGATTGTTGTAGGGGATTGACTTGCTCCATTCAGGGCAAATCCACTTATAGGAGGTTGTTTCGTCCAGAGGGGTCCAGTCAAAGCTGGCAGAATCCTCCGCCCTGGCATCCAAGAAAGTCTCGATGGTGTCGGCATCAGCCTCGGAGACATTCCAAGTCAGGTCCCACTGTTTTGGGTTCATGTGCGAAGGAATCCCATACAGCAAACGCTGCTGGTAGCCATCGCCGAACTGCACCGTTCGGGTGTTGGGGCGGCTGGTTTTCTGCGCGCCGTATGCCGGTGTGATTGAAGGGAAGGTAGCCATTACGCGAGCAAGCCTCCAGGGCGCTTCTGTTTGATTAGTTCTTGGCGGATAGCAATACCAATAGCTTCGCCAAGGCGCTTCGATTCATCGCCATTCCCTTCAACCCTACTGCCGGTTGCATCGACGCTTACGTTGATCGTGGCGCCGCCCATCGCGTTATTGGGGATGATGCTGCCGCTGCGTCCTGGCATGAACAGCTCAGGACCGCGCTCGCCAACGATTGCAGGTTTGCCGCCGGAGATGCTGCCGCCATCAGCAAAGCGAGGCAGACTCTTGAACAACGATGAGCCAGGGAACAGGCTGAACAGGGCAGTATTAACTGCGACCTGCAGGAGCTGGTTCGCCAGGTTGCGGAGCATGTTGGAGGCGACTTCTGCCAGCGACTTGGTCTGATCAACTGCTGCCATCAGCATGTCGCTGACGCCTGTTGCGATGGTCTGCCCAAGCTGCCCATAGATCTGCTCAAGGCGCTGGGCTTCTTTCTGCTGCTCTCTCAAAGCATCAGCCTGCTTCTTGGCGTTTGCTTCGTTCAGATCCTTGATGCTGGCAGTTACGTTCTCGGTGCCATAAAGGACGTCGAGCTGTTCCTTGAGGACGTCCCTCGCTTCTTGAGATAGCAGCGGGAAGTTTCTGTCGATTTCTTCCTTTCTGACTGACAGCTCAAGACGTTTTTGCTCTTCGCTAGTCAATGCAGTAGCCAGCCTTGTTTGATCCTGAAGCTGCTGCAGCAACTTTTCCCCTGCTTCGGCTTGCTGCTGGAACGGAGTTTTCGTTGGTTTCTTGCCTTTGCCCTGAGTGCGCGCAGCTAGTAGCGCTGGCGGTGCTGACGCAGCAGCTACAGCAGGCGTGGTCGCTTCAGGGATGATCTGCCCCGTCTTGTAGCCGTATTGCTCGATCAGATCCTTCTCTCGCTGGAGCTTGAGCTGATTGAACAGAGCTGGGTCAAGCTTGCCGCCGCCTCTGATCAAAGCGAGCTCTTTCGCCTCCTCCTCTGCTTGCCGGAGGATCTTGGTTCGCTGCTGCTGAGTCAGACCGAACTGCTCGGCGCGCCTTGCGGAGTTGATCAGTTGGTTAACAGAGTTGATCGCGCCAATCGCCTGATCAAGGATTGCCTTAATTGCTGGGCTAAGAACCGTGCCAACGACCCGAGCAATGTTCTCGATGCCATCGACCAGGGTGCTGAACTTGCCTGACAGCGTGTCGGACTGAGCGATTGCACCCCCTGCATATTTGCCGCCTGTCTCCGTCAGCTTCTCAAGGGCGAAGTTGACAGCATCAGCGCCAATCCGACCAGACTCCAGTGCCTTGCGGAACTCATCAGCGCTCAGCTTGTACTCTTCGCGCAAGACGCCAGCGATGTCAACGCCGCGCTCCTGAAGCTGCAGTAGCTCTTCGCCCTGCAAGCGTCCTTTCGCTTGGATCTGACCAAAGGCAGTGGCAATGCCGCCCAGGTCAGCGCCAGTGGCACCAGCCACATCGGACAGACGCTTGGTGACATCGACGATCTTTTCTGTCTCAAAGCCAAACGCCTTTAAGCGCTTTGCCGTCTCAATCAGCTCCGAGCTGGTGAAGGGAGTAACAGCGCCAAACGCCTGAAGCTCAGCGATGATGTTTTTGGCGTTATCAAGCGAGCCAGTCAGAACCTGCAGGCTTCTAGTTTGCGTCTCCAGTTCCGCAGTTTTGAAGATGACAAACCTTGCTGCCTGAATCGCGGTGAAGCCAGCCAGCAATCCGCGAATCGCCCTGCCAAGGTTGTTGACCCCAGTGCTTGCTGATTTGGCAGCGTTTCCGGTATCCCTGAGCTGACGATTGAACCCACGGATATTGTTTTGCGCCCCCCTGACAGCTTGCTCAAGCTGCTTGGTTTCGTTCTTGACTTTGCGCAGCGGGTTGAGAGCCTTTACGGCATCAACGATCAGTTCAACTCTGGACTGAGCGCTTGCCACCGCTGCTATCGCTTACAGATGACCCAATCTATCGCCGCTGATTCTTCGCGCGTTGCATCGCCTCCTGCTCGCGCTCGTTCTTCAGCTCATAGAACGCAGCGTAATAGGCAAGCTCCGCATCGGTCAGCTCGTTACGCATCCGGCTGACCGTCATCCCCAACTCGCAGGACAAGAAGAACTCAAAGAAGAGCCAGTTGTCCTGCTTCAGTCGTTTTTTGCTTCCTCAAGCGTTTCATCGTCGCCCAGACCGAACAGGAACAGCTCCAGCTCGTTCAAGACTGACTCAGGCAACATGCGCTGCAGCTTGGCGGCATCAGCAGGCGCAAAAGCTTTGCTGCCATCCTGCAGCTCAGCCTTCTGGCACAGCATCTGGGTGCTGATGTCCAACGCCTCGTCCGTACCAGCCAGGGCTTGCGCCTTCTTGCGGTCAGCCCTGGTGATCGGCGGGAAATAAAGATCCACCAACGCATCACCGCTGGCGTTCTTCAATACAAACTTGCGGCGCTGGTTAAGGTCAAACGCCTCAACCAGCATGTCAACTGTCCGCTTTTGTACTGGCATCAGAGCTTATTTAATCGCCCTGATACTACACCTCATCACTCAAGGTTGCCGGTGATGGTGCCACTGGTGATGAAGTTGCAGCTCACAACAACAAGCTCACCGACGGTGGAACTGATCTCCATGTCAGTGATGATGCCAGCAAAGCTGATCGAATCAGTGCCGCTGGTGGTGCCGGTAGTGAACAGCTCGAAGGTTGCGTCTGCGCCGTCAGCAGTGGTCAGCACGTCTTCCAGGAAGCCAGGTTGACCAGTTGCGTCGGGGTCATAAACCAGCTCGACGGTGCCGGAGCCGGAGATCAGGCTGCCAACAAAGGAACGAAAGGTGTCACCGTGATCGGTAACGTCCAGGGTTTCCTTAGTGGTGGTCAGGCTCCAGCTACGGGTGCCGACGATAGTTGCATTAGTGCTGCCAGCGGCGTCGAACTGGACTGCGCCCTGTTCGCCTCGAAGGATTGCCATGGGTCAGAGTTCCTCGATGGATTCAAAGGTCACACGGACCTGGGTTTGAAAGTAGCCCTCGGGAGCTGGTGAAGCCAGTGCCTCTGGACCTGTTGGAGCGTCGAAGAAAACCCCCGACACGTTCACCCTATTGTAAAGATCACGGATTCTCTTCCCGATTGTGTAGTTGGCGCCAGGTCCAACACCAGGGGCAGAAAAGATATTGATTGTCAGTAAGCCGAAGATGCGGTTTTGGCTGTTGCTGGTGCTGCCCTGGCTTAGGTATTCGTTAGCGCCAAAGGTGGTCAGGCATTGAACCCAGCTTGACGCTGGGGTCGGCTCAAACGCCATGTTGTGAAAGACGACCGGGATGGCGGGGTCTTCCGCTAGCTCAGTGGCGAGGCGTCCTTCGATGACAGAGCGGACGGTGTTGAGGTTGGTAGCTGCCATCAGTTGCCCCTAGCGATTGCTCTTATCAGTTTGGGCACATCTTTAGCCGCAATCTCCTTGCCCAGCAGGTCAGGGAATCCCTTGATCGCTCCCACCCTGGTTCGCCATTGCCCCTTCCAAGATGGCGGCAGGTTCGTGCCATACATCACCGGCTCGGCGTATTGCAGGTTGTTGATGATGCGCCCGGTGTAAGGCTCGCTGACATTGACTTGCCAAGACTGGCGAAGCACTCCAGTGTCTACAGGCGTACCGAGGTTTGGTGGCTGCCGAGTCTGCAGCTCGAACTGCCACTTCAGCGTCGTGCGCTTGACCAGCGTTTGAATCTGGTCATCAAACAGGTCGCCAATCTGATCGAGCTTGATGTTCCGTGCCATCGCTACGCCCTCAAGATCAGCTCGTAGACGATCGCCGTATTGTCCTGCTCTGTGATGTTGACCTGGATGATCTGGTGGGCAACGCCGCCGATCACCACGCGATCCTTCGTCTCCGGTGCAGTGGTCACAGCAGAGGCAGCAATCAGCAAGCGCTTGTCGCCTGCCTGCACCAGCTCGTTAACTTCCCGCAGAGCAACGTCGCTCAGGACGCCCTTGATCGTGCTATCCGACTCAGACTCGGTGACAGCACCAGTGGTCGTGTTGTAGCTCCCGCCCGTCACGATCCGTACCGTCACATCGCCGCCAAACTTGCTGACGACCTTGTTGGCAACCTTGCGTAGCGAGCTGGAAAGTGCCATCAGATCTTGTACGCAATGCACGCCCCATTCTGGAGCTTGATGCTGGTGAAGTATCCAGTCAGGTGAGCGCCCTGATCAACGGTGGCACCAGCAAAGCTGTTGTCGATCACGTTGGTGCTGACGATGGCGCTGATCGTGCTGCTCTCGTAAAAATCGATATGCATGAACTGCCCGGTATGCGTCGCCGTGTCGTTAATGATCTCAGCGCCTACCGCGTAGTCAACACCTGAAGTACCGCCGTGAGACTTAGCCATGTCAGATCTTGTAAGCGATCACAGCGCCGGATGAGCTCAGGGTAAAAGCGGTAAAAACTCCTTGGATCTCGAATCCTGCAGGCAGTGACTCACCGACAAGACTGTTCCCTGTCCAGTTTTGCGCGGTAAGAGCGCTGAAACTGGTGTTGTTTTTTAGAATCGTGATTCGATTCCACCTGCCAGTTTGAGCATCGGTGCTGCTAACAAAGTCAGCGCCAATGCTATAGGCAGGATCGATGCTAACTCTGTTGTCAGCCATCACGCAAAGACCCGGTAAGGCTGCTCAGGGGTTACAGCGTACTGCTCCCAGCCAGCAGGCAACTCACCAACGTAGTTGACGTGCCAGCCATCGAGCACGGTGGGTTCGGTGATGACGTTGCCTTCTTCGTCCCACTCACCACCACGGGAAATGGTGCCGATTACATCAAGGGCGTGATAGTGGCTAGCGGTGATGGGATTCTGGTCTTCATCAAGCAGACCAGCGTCATCAAGTGCAGCCATGCCGACAGCAGCATCTGCAAACCGGAAGAACGGACCGATGGGCGGTGTGAGGATTTCTTCTTCCATGGTTAGGTAGTAATGGTTTGCAGGGTGTCGTTAGAAAGGCGGGTTGGCCAGTAGGTTAGGCGGTTGATGGTGCCACTAAAACCAAGTGCTCCGCCAACTCTTGATCTAAGTGTCATTTGGTTGAGTGATTGCGGCCCGGCAGTGTTCGCTTCGGCAGAAGTAATACCTCTAGTCGCTGCAACCGAAATGGAACTATCCCATGATTGCGCCATCGAAGCGATTTCACCAGAAAGAACAGCGGGCATTCCAGTCAAAAGTGTATTAACACCTGATCCTGCTGTGACAGTGCCTGCATACACTTGATTGGTGTTATTCCATAACCCGACATGTCTTTCGTTAGCAATTGTTCCATCTGACAGGTCGTACAGCAGCTTGAAGCCAGAAAGAGGCATTTGGTGGGATATACTCCCAGCAAACACCGTCCCCTCATCCTGCCGATACCAAGAAGAGAAGTTCGTCCCCGTAATACTCGCCACGTCAGCAGCGCGGGTGACGGTAGAACCTTCGGTGGGGATGTAGCTGGTGGGGAAGGAACCGGCTTCTAACTGGGCTCCCCAGAGGTAAACACCGCCAGAGTCGGTAACTGTTCTGCTTCCATCTGTGTCAGCTAAATAAATAGAGACAAAAGTTGCTGTAGCGCTAGACGAAACAATACAGCGATACCAGCCATCGCCAACGCTTACAATGCTTGCCGTGTGGTCTGATTGTTGTGTGCCTACAGTACCACTTGCAAGATCAAACCATGTTTCCCCATTGCCACTTGTATTAGTCAGGATAGATATTTTTGACTTGGTACTAGCTTTGGCGTAGACAGAAACAGTCGGAGTTGCAGTGTTTGTAGAGACATTTACATTGCCCGCGCTGGTCTGGCCAGATGCCTGCTGAATAAAGTCGGCGGTTAGTGTGCCGTTTGGCGCAGTAGTTGCATTAACGGTAGATCCGCTGCCGAAGGCTCGCAAACGAGCCGTATTCCACGTCGTCGAAAAATCTTCCGACTGCAGCAACAAATTCGTCCTACTTTCCTCCACCAACAACCCCAAGCTCTCACCCGTCTCTGGGTCGTGATCAAACCGTGGAGCACTGTTGATCGCGGTGGTGGTTTTGACGTATTGTCCGGCGGTGCTGGATTGCTCTAGTTGGGCGCCCCAAACATATACTGTTGCGGAATTTCCAGTTCCTCCCACTACAGTGCGCACATCCAAACCTACTTGAGCTTGCGCTGGATTTGTAGTGTAATTAACTGAAACACTAAACCTTTGCCAAGTGGTAGTGACGTTGCAGGTAGTAATTTCTGATTCCGTACCAGTGCTGTTTGAAATTCGTAACAAAACACTTTGAGCAGAATCAGCTCGCAACCAAATAGAGGCTGTGTGATTGCCTGTTGTTGAATATGAGATTCTTGTATAATAGTAACCAGTAGAAGTCAGTGCAACAGTATCTGCAGTTGTTGTACCTATAGGGCTAGTCGCAGTGTCAGAAGTTATGGTTGCACCAGACTGAAGCGGACTTGTCCACTGACTTACGTCCTCCGACTGCAACAGTAAATTAGTAACCGCCGTTCTAATCACCCCATCGCCGTCAACATACGTTGCGCTACTTTGGCGGGTGTGGTCAACAAGAGTCTTGCCCGTAACACTGTCAACAAGACTCCCATTGCTTGAAAAATTAAGGTCAAGAGTGGGTCTAGCTCCACCAAGATCGTAGAGCTGGTCACCAAGACCGTTGTAGGAACTTGATGCGCTTGCCTTGGTGACGCCCAGTTTCATCAGAGAAGCTCCGTAAGCTCCAACGTACCGTCAGTCGTGCCGTTCCGTAATACGGCGATATTTGGCGAAGCAGGGACTGCCATGTCCAGCCTTTCCCCGTTAGCGATGAAATGAGTTGTCGCAGACGCAGTCTGAGCAGATCCGCCAATCGCATAGCGAATGTCAGCGCCTACAGCCCTCATGCTGATGCGGCGACAAGTTGTCGTCAAAGCCGTATTAGCGCTAGTGCTGCCAGCAGCAAGCTGACGTGCAGTGCCAGGAACGCTTAACGGCTCTACAGACTCAACATAAGTGCCATCTGGTCTACGGATGGCTGTAATGTCGTCTGCGTTAGGGCTAAAAGCCATGGATCAGCTCCGCTTGACGGCGATGTTGCCAGGTCCACTAATTCTAAGCCCGGTGAAATACCGCTCGACCATTGGCGGGATGCGATCAGCACCAGTCGCGCCGTAGGTATTAGGCGTGACGTCCAGGTTGCCGATCTTGACGTTCTTGTAGTCCTCAAGCCCGCTAAGACCCAGCCCGTCCTTGTTGTTGTTCAGGTAGACCGCGAGTGTCGCCTGCGCCTTCTTGACTTGGTCCGGGATCTCGGTGTCCGTGAAGTAATCAGTCGTGATACGAAACGGAAAACCCACCGCATAGGTGTTGATGTAGGTATCCGGTTTCCTGACTCCGGTGCGCGGCCACTGGAGAGACTGCGTATCAGTCGCACGAGCACCTAAAAAGCGTTCACGGTCAATGCGCTGCGCGGCTGTATAAAGCGCGCGGTTTTTCTGGTCGTCAGTTGCCGAAGCCCAAGCGGTCACATCATCGTCTTGGACCAGACCGTCGATGATGTCGTTGGCGTCACTCAGCGTCAGGTAGCTGTTTGCGCTTGCGCCCCCGACTGTTGCGTCGATTGTGATTGCCATCGGGCTTCTCGGAAGATTGCTTGGTGGCTTCTGTCACAGGGGTGGAGACTGCCGCCGTAGCGACAGCCTCACGCTCCCGTGCTCGCCTAAAAGCGAACAGACCCATGATCAGGAGGCAGAAGCCTTGATCACGGCGTAGTTGATCACCACTGCTTCGCCCAGGGAACCAGCGGACACATTGCCGAGGGTCAGGTCGAAGGAACCAGCGGCAACAGCACCACACCCGAGGGTGTAGGAGCCGGAGGTGCCGCCAGAGGCGATACAGGCGATAACCACGTCAGTGGCTGCCACTTTGTCATTGGTCACGGTGAAGGTGACCTCGGCGCCAGCCGCGAGGGCTGCGTCGTGGGTGGTGATCTGACCAGCAGCCTGGTTCAGGGTCACACCCGTTGCCTTGCTGGTCCCTTGGGTCACGGCGCCACCAGTGGTGTAGCCGAGAGCCTTGCCAGCACTGATCTCAAAAGAAGATGCCATCGTTAGTTACCTCCCTCAATCCATGTTGGAAGTATTGGTGGCACGAACGATGCCGAGGTTCTTAAGCTCGTACACCTTCGACCAGTTGCTAACGGTCTCCAGTTGAGTCCGGGTGGGGTTGACCGTGGTCACAGCCCACTTGGCACCAACGGGGTGGTAGCAATAGTGCAGGTCGATCGACATGGCATCGCTCTTGGCGAGGATGTCACGGTCGGTTTCGGTCTGCATGGCGAGTTGCTCGCCCGAAGCCACTGCACCTTCGGTGAAGAAGTAGGTGGCGTATTCGGTGGAAGCACCGCTGCCTTCGGTTTGGACGTCATCCGAAACAATGACGCGAAGACCCATGAAGGTAGGAACTGCAACGGAGCCAAAGGCGTTTGCAGTCGAACCCTGGGCAGCGCTGGTGTCAGCGGCGCCAGTGTTGTCGTAGATGTAGTCGATTGCACGACGCTCCACCAGGTCGTAATAAACCTTGGAGTGGATGCACAGTGCAGTCAGCTTGTCGCCTTGATCGCCAAGCTTGGCGCGAGCCTCGGCAACGTGACGGGGGGAGAGCACGGTGGGGGTATCACCGGACTCACCGTCAATGGTGAGGTCAAAGAAGGCGGCGGAGCTGCTGGTGGTGCCCAGGGTGCCAAAGACGCCCTTGAGGCTGGACAGCAGGTCCTTCTGACGCTGGTTAGCAACGTAGTCAGCAACCTTGGCGCCAATGGCAGCCATGGGGTCGCTACCGGCTGCAAGAGCCGCGAGGTCACGCGCTTCAAACGCACGCCCACGGTGCAGGATCACGCCAACTTGCTTGTCAGCAGTGATTTTGCCGGGGGTCAGAGAAGAGCTGTCAGACAGCACTTCAAAGTCACCCGAAAGGTTTGCCTTCCAGAAAGGCACGTTGATGAAATCACCGCCCTCGGTGGCATTCAGCTCAGCCATCGGACGCACAACACCGCTAGCCAGGAAGGCATCGCGCTGGGTGGTCTGTTCAATGACGTACGGCGTAAATACCTCGGGAACGATGATGTCCGACCGGAGAGTCGCCATCGTTTAATTCCAAAAGTGTTTAACGGTGTTGGGCGTAACCCAGTTCGGCTCCGCGTAGCTTTGCCTTAGCCCGCATCTTAACGGGCAGCTTGTGCTTTCAACCTTTCATATAGGTCGCGGTCAGTTCTAAATAGCCGCGATTGTTCCGTCAGGTTGTAGCTTTCAGGCAAGAACGGGTTAGCAACACCGGCAGGGATTTCGCCGGAGCTGCGACCAATCGGTGCGCCGCTGCCTTGAGGTTTGGGCTGCTTTTGCATCCAAACCGGCAGGGTCTTTGCCCATTCAGTGACCGGAGTGCGCTGGTAGCCATCGACAACGACGACGGTGCCATCCGGCTCGCGCTCGATCTGATCAGGCGACAGCTTGGTCTTCATGATCAGGTCCGGATCATGCACGATGTCAGCCAATGCGCTGACAGCAGGCGTTAGCAGCTCCAGCTCACGGACCCGCTGCTCTAGATCTGCGATGCGCTGGTCCTTCTGCGCCGTCGCCTCACGGAACTGCTGCTCCAGAGCTTGCCGCGCTTCGGAGTACTTGCCTTCGGCTTCGAGCTTGGTTTGCTCTGCCTGCTGCTTGAACTCCTTGAGCGCCTGGTAGTCATCCGGCACCTCGATCAGCTCTTTCTTCTGGAGCTTCCCGATCAGCTCGTAGTTCTTTTTCTCTAGCGATTCGACGCTGCTTTTCAGCCTTGCGATCTCATCGTTGTTGACGCCTTCAACAGGCGTAACCTGCTGATTTTGCTCGTCGGACATGAATAACCCGTAAGGTTAATTGCGTCCGCAGGCTACCAGCTACCACTTAACTTTGTTCGCCCAGTAAGCGGCACTGGTCTTGCCTTTGGCAATGTTCTTGGCATGACGCGCCTTAAAGGATGCGCGTTTTGCCTTGTCAGCAGCGGATTCACCTTTGCGCGGCGGCTTGGTTTGGGCGCCCTGCTGTCCAAAGCGGATCAGCTTGGGCTTGCCATCAACCTTGACCACAACGGCGTGGGATTTGCCGCTGGGATGGTTAGGCGTCCGAATGGGCTTGTCGTAGCCCTCGAACTTGTGACCGCCGCGTTCGATCATTTCCGCTTAGGCGCTGAGCTGAGTTCCGACCGCTTCTTCAGGACAGGGTTGCCGGTGCTTTCAGATTTGATCGCAACGACCGGATCATCAGCAGTGCCGCGCCGGGTAACAGTGCCGCCGCTTGGTCCTTTGATCGAATGACTGCCCTCGCCAGGGGTGCTGGTCACAACGCCGTAAGTGCGGACGCCTTGGTACAGCCAGCCAACACGATCGCCGCGCTTCACTTCTTCTTGCCTCCCTTTTTCTTGCCGCCCTTGGACATCGGCTTGGGCTTGCCAGTGTGGTAAGGCATCAGGCGTGATCAGCTAGCTCGATGCTACCGACGGCGCCTTCTGCGCTTGCGGGCTAACCCTGCTTCAGATAGAGCAATTGCTACCGCCTGCTTCCGGCTTTTTACTGCTGGTCCCTTTCCGGGTCCTGGCTTGCCGCTTTTTAGTTTCCCCGCCTTGTACTCGCGGAGCACTTTCTCCACTTTCTTTTGCTGCTTTCGGCTTGCTTTTGCCATCGACCGGCTGCGCACCTTCCAAGGCTAAGCCGAACTTGTTGCGCCACTGGATGCTGCCATCCTCCAGCGTGAACGGACGAGCGAGCATCAGCTCGTCATTGACCAGGACTGCTTGTAGTTCTTGGCTTGACATCGGGATACCTAGCCGTTAGCTGGTTCAAGGTTAGTTCTGATCCATCTTTGCTAACAAAACGGCGCAGCGCATCCTTCGCCCCATACTTATTCGCCAGGTAGTCGAAGTAGGGCGATTTGCTGCCGAAGACCTTTTGCTTCTCCGCTGGGTTCTGCTGCAGCCAGCTCCCGTAATCCTCAAACTCCTCGATCTGCTCTTTCTCCAGCCCCTTGATCAACGGCGCACGCAGCGAGCGGCAGCCAAAGTGCAGCGGCGGCACCGGACCCTCACCCCACTTGTAGACCTTGCCATCCAGCGAGCGGCAGATCGGCGTCGTGCGACTGTCCAGCACTGCGCGGTAGATGTAGCGGGTGGTGGCATCAGGGTTCGATAGTGCCACCTGCTCGCGGGCAGCATCGGTGACCTGGGTGATGCTGCTGCGCACGATGGCGCGGATCTGGTTGTTCGCACGAGCGGTGACCGCTCCGCCCTTTTGGATCTGCTGGGCAACGCTGGAGCGATCATCCTTGACCAGCCTGCCCTTAAGCCTGCGCACGATGCTCGGCATCGACTCGCCAGTCAGCAGCCCGTTCCGCACTGCCTGACTAAACAGCTCAGCTTGGCTTGTGCTCATACTCTGGAACGCTTTGCGGACGACCTCGCCATTCGGCAGCGTCAGCGTGGTGCCATCAGCCACGGTCATCACAAACTGGCGCCGCACTGCACCGGGCAGGTCATCGCTCAGCGAGACAATCCCCAACTGTGTGGGATCTGATGTGACCACCGCCTGCGCGAACTGCGGGCTGATCTCAACCGATCGGATCGGCGTCGTGATGCTTGGCGGCACCATCCGCTCAAGCTGGTCCACCATGAAGTCAGCCTGCAGGATCGCCAAGCCCTGCAGCTCTTCTGCCATCATCAGGCTGCTGCTGCCCGCCCAGGTGTTTAGCGATTCCTTGAGCTGAGCAAGGATTGCTCGAAGCCTGGCAGCACTGATCGAGTCTGGATCAAGCAGCCGTAGCCGATCAGTGGCGTCGATGATCACATCGTTGTACGCCCTGACGATGCGCCGAGTCACGCTATTGCTGTAGCGATTCAGGTCGATCGCGTTGCGGTAAAACTCGGCGTGCTGCGTCATTGATCTGCCGCAAACTGCGCTGCAGGCGCGGTCGTCATCACGGTGACATCAGCACCAGCTTTAAGGGCGTTGGAGATCACGGCTTCGAGCACAGCCTCGACGTTGTCGATGCCATCTTCAAGCTGGATCTCGTCAACGTTGTATTCCCTGCCCTGCTTAAACCAGGACACGCGGACGACCGCATAGACAGGCTCAGCTAGCGCCTTCGTAAGGATGGTTAGCTGTTGCTTCCGTGGTCTGGCTGCGTCCATGGCTAGCTCCCCGGTCATCCCCGCATCATGCAGGGATCTCGTCGGTTTGCATGGTTTCTGGCTCAGGAGGCGCCATTTCAATGAGCCCACCAGCCTGAGTAGATTCCAATTCCTCTTCAACGTCGAACTCGTCACCGAGGACTTCGCCTTCATAGAGCTGGTCAAGAAGCGTTTTCTGGGTGATGGTGCCAGCCGTGTAGAGCTGGAGGAGGGATTGGATTTCCTGAGGATCAAGACGGCTACCCAGGAAATCACGATTAACAAAGCTACTGCCGATCTCCGGAATGTTGAGATAGTGGGCGTGGTGAGCAAGGCAGTTATCGATCAGGTCTTGCATGTTTTGGGCGATGACCATCATGGTGCTGTCGCCTTGGCTGCGGTCAATGCGCTTGGATTCAGCGGTCTCGGCGGACAGCTTTTGACCGAGGACAGCGGAGAGACCGAGTTCGTTGATCTGGCTGGCTAGCTGATCAAGGCGGCGGAACTGCGAGTCGAAGGCATCGCTGGGGGGAGCGATATATTCCGCCCGTCCTTCGGCTGGGAAGGAAATCGCCTCACCTGGTCCGGCGCTGACTTCTTCTGCGGATTGCGGGAACCCGTAGAACGCCAACATCGGAACTGCGGAAATATGCAGTTGGTTATCAAGATCGGACTGGACCTGGTACGCCTTGAGGTTGAGGGAGGCAATGTCTTCCAGGGGCGGGCGTGACTCCATCAGGTTCACGCGGTTGGCATAGGCAACGCCAAACGGAATGTGATCCATCGTCGTTGTGCCGCTATCCACAACCTGAAACTGACCGTTTTGGCTAAGCCTGTGGATTTCAAAGGCGCCAGGGGTCAGCACGCGGACCTGCTCGACTTCCTTCTCGCCATATTCACCATCAGGAAGGATCACCTTCTCCAGCAAACGCAGTTGCACCAGCTTCTGCGCGCCATCGACCAGTTCATGCCTCCAGCCAAGGATTTCACGCGGCGTGTAAGTCACCCAGTAAGGACGCCCAAGCTCGCCAGCAGAAGGCGCATCGACCAGCACGCCGATGTGCCCGTAGCGGACCATCTTGCGGGTTGCTTCGTAGCACCAGACGTTCAGATCGTTGCCTTGCAGGTCAACGTCGAATAACTGCTCTCGGACAATGTCCGAAACATCGTTCAGGCGGACTGGCTTGCGGGTCAACATGCCAGCCAGCATCCGCTCTAGGCGCTGGTAGTAAGGCGGGCAGACGGAACGGGCAAGTCGGTTGTCATAGCTCTCATCGAGCTCTCGCGGTTCCTGCGGCAGGTAGCGGCGGTGACGACGGCGCAGTTCGTACGTTCCGCCTACCAGATCCTCGATCAATACCCAGTGCGGCTCCTGGTTGCGCCAAGCAGCGTTCGGATCGTTGACCTTGGCGACGCGCGCGGTCAGTTGGCGGTCGTAATGGTTGAAGCCGCTATACACGTCACTAATGCCACAGGCTTAGCCGCATTGTACGAAGCAGTCTTAATAGATCCGAATGCCAGTAGGTTTGCCCGCCTGTTGATACAACGGGTTGAAAGCGCCGAGGACTAGGTAGCCGAGACCATCAGTCCAGTGCTCGATCCCGGCTGATTTGTCGATCACATAATCATCAGCGCCTTCTTTGAAGCAGACATTTTTGAGGGCTTTGATTGTGTGCTTGCAGCGCGGGTGAACGAACATCCGCAGTTGACCATCAGCGGTGCGGATCATCCAGTTGGTCGCGTTGATCTTGTCTTTTACAGCCCAGGGTGCTTTGGGGCTGATGCATTGGAAGCCGTAGCGGCGGATGATGTCGTGGTCGGTGCGACCCGCCGAAGAAGTCTTGCGGGCGCTCCCTGTTGGATCTGGATAAGCAATAACTCGCCGGTTTGGGAAGCGTTCTTTGAGGAGTTGACAAACCTCATCGGTGTTCGACTGCTTGACAGCGAGTTCATCCCAGATGTGGATGGTATCGCCTACGCGGCTTGCGAGAACGCCCGCCATGATGCCGACGTTGAAGTCAGTGCCCCAGTAGATCTCGCCTCCGGTGTCTTTGACGTCTTCGGAGATGTTGTCGTCGCTGAAGTCTGGGTAGACGCGACCGGCGAGGGTCTCGAAGCTGGCTAGGTATTCCTGCCGGAAGGTGCGCTCGTCGAGGGTGCGGCGTGCTGCTTCGACTTCTTCTTCAGGGACGTTGCCTCCCTGGATCGTGGTGTACGAGAAGGTCCGCCAGTCTTCTTGATCTTGAGCTTGTTCCCAAAGGTCGTGGAACCAGTTGAGCCCTGCAGGCGTTGTGATGAACCAAGCGGGACCACCTTGGTCTGACAGTGCAGGGCGTAGCACCATTTCCCAAGCGTCCTGCTTGACGTACGCCGCCTCATCGACAATCAGGGTGGACAGGCTGACGCCACGCAAGGTGTCAGGGTTTTCTGCGCCCTTCAAGGCGATGATGCTGCCGTTGCTTAGCTCAACGCTCAGGTCTGACTCGTTCCGCTTGACGCAGATCTCAGGTGGCACCATCAGCTTGAGCTGTCGCCAGGCGATCTGCTTTGCCATGCGGTAGCTGGCGGTGACGTACCAGTTCAGGCTGTTGGGCTTGGCAGTTGCCCAGCTAATGAGCTGAGCGATTGAGAGGTATGTCTTGCCGAAGCGGCGACCTGAGCAGAGCATTTTGAAACGCTCTGGCGCAGCAAAGACTTCGCGCTGTGGTCCAGTCAGGCTGTCGTAGAGGGTGGTGCCAAGACTGGCGATTGCTCGCTGTGCTTCTTCTGTGGACTCAACTACAGGTGACAGCACAGAACCGCGCGGCAGGGTGCTGAGGAAGCCCATCAGTCGAAGAGCTTGGCGATTTTGGCGGCAGTGTTAATGCAGCCGAGGGTGACAGCCAGATTGCCACCTTCCATGGACTTTTTATGGACGATATTGAGCTGCGATAAGAGAACTGCTGCGTAAGCCTGACGGTCGAGGTTCCAGTCTTCTTCCAGCTCCTTCATTGCGGCGGCACGGTAGTCGTCTACCGAGCGTGAGCTGAGCCCCCATTCTTGAGCACCGTATTGCAGGAGATCTGAGCGTGTTGCACCGTTGGCGATCATGCGAGCGAAGCGCATGGTGCGGAACTGCTTTTCAGCAGCGGTGCAGCGCGTTTTACCTGCCATAAATGCAGTTTATAAGTGGCTTACAGGTTGGCGAAGGAGTCTAGTGCGTACCAGACGTGAGAGTTCCGGTAACCGCCTGGGTGTGTTGGGTTGATGGGTGTGACGCCGTGCATGTTGCGCCAAGCGGGGTAGACGAGCATGGAGCCGTCTATTTGATCAAAGGTGGCGTTGTAGTCGGGGACGTAAAGGTTGCCGCCAGTGCTGTTGCGGCGTTTGGTGATGATGATGTTGATAGCGCCTTTGACGTTGGCGTTGTCCTGGTGGATGGGCGCAGCGATGTTGCAGTTGGAGATGGTGGAGGAGAAGTTTTTAGCGAAGCGCCACTTGTCTGGTACGCGAGCTTGTACAGCTTTGGAGTGAACGGTACAGACTTGCGGGGCAAGGTCTTGGATTAGCTGGTAGGCGGTGATGCCTGCAGCGTGCATTGCCTTGACGAAGGTGTTGGCAGTTTTGTGGGAGTGAACGGATGAGCGAGAGCCGTAAGCACGGCGCATGTGGGGTTTTGGGGGGACGCTGCCGAGGATCGCTGAATATTGGGAAACGACCAGGTAACGGCGCTTGCCATCAGGACCAGGTGGGAGGGGGCGCTTGCGGTCCATGACCGTTTTGGGGACACGGTCTGAGTTGACTTCGTGATCTGCGATGTTGATCAGCTTTTGAAGCTGGTCGGGGAGTTCGCGGAGGAAGAGTCCTACGGCTGTGCCGTCGGGGTCAGCAAGGATGCAGGACTCAGTGATGTTTGGTTTCAGGTCAGGGCAGGTGTCGCCAATTTTGCGTTGATGGGCGACGGGTGTGAGGGTGACGGTTGGGAGTGTCATTTGACTTGGCGCCCGAGTGATTTTGCGAGACCTGCGATGTCGAGTTTGCAGTCAACGCGATCTTTTTTCTTTACCAGTTTTGTGAATGGTGCCCATTCAGCGGCAAGTTTGGCTGCAGCTTCATGGTCACGTTGCTGGCGGTAGAGGGTTTGAAGTCCGCCTGCATTGGTGCCTACGCCAGGGCAGTTAAACCAACTGAAAAGGTCAATGATGATGCCGTCAGAGTTTTGTACGGCTTGCATACAGAAGTCACGGTCTTCTTTGAGGTTGAGCCGTGCTCTGTACTGCCAGGTGATTTTGGGGACGTAGAGCAGGGTGCAGACTTCTGCTGGGCGCTTGTTGACGGTGAAGCGCTTGGGCTTGGTTGAGTAGGACCAGGCGTACTGGCAATAGTTGATGCCGTTGACAGGGAAGCGATGTGGTGCGACGCGCTGGTGGACCTGCTGAAGGACGGTGGCATCACCCTTGATGGTTTTGCCTGCCTTGGCAGTGCCAAAGCCTGAAACATCATCGTCCATCATCCAAATCCAGTCGTTGCTGGTTTGGCGCGCCCAATCAAGGATGTAGTTGCGGACGTAGGCGATGCCCTGGTCGTTGTCGGGCAGTACCTGAAGATTTGGGACGGCAGCGGCTTTGTAGGCAGCAGCATCTTGAGGTTCAACGAAAGTCGTGAACGGAATGCTGGCTGCCTGCAGAAGCTTGTAGGCAGAGGTTGTGGGTCTGCCTTTGCTTGGGATGCAGACGTGCATCAGGCGAGGGCTTCGATGAGCTTCATGCCGACATAGTCGCCACGTTTGCGGGCAGCATCGACGAGGGCTTTTGCTTCGTCGTAGTCCTCAGGGCGGAACTCAATTTGGATGGCTTTCATGACGCCATCAGCGAGTTCAGTGGTCGGGTCATCGTCATCGAAGTCATCGAGTGCGGAGAGGTCGATGTCTTCGCCAAAGGTGGGAAGGTTTTCACCCCAGCCAAGGAGGGTGAGGTCAAAGCCTGCATCGCCCAGTGCCTTGAGTTCAGCTTGCAGGAGGTCATCGTCCCAGCCGCTGTTGAGGGCTAGCTGGTTATCAGCAATGACGTAGGCGCGACGCTGCTCAGGTGTGAGATGCCCGAGGGTGATGGTGGGGACAGTTTTAAGCCCAGCGATGATTGCCGCCTGGAGGCGACCGTGACCGGCGATGACGTTGTTGTCTTCGTCGATCAGGATTGGGTTGGTGAAGCCAAACTCCTTGAGGGAGTTGACCAGGCGCTCTAGCTGAATGGCTGAGTGAGTGCGAGGGTTGTTCTCGTAAGGAACGAGTTCATCGATTGGGGTTTGATCAATGAACTCTGGAGCAACAACCATCGTCGTCATTTGTGATGGTGTTGTTTTAGCTGATTGATCTTCGGTTCGACAAGGTGATGTGAAGAAACGGTGCCGCAGTGATTGCCGATGCAGACGCGGACGCAGCCATCAGGCAAGTTTTCCAAGGTCGGTTGGACGGATGAAGCGGCTGATTCGACCAAGTGGTTCAGGCGTTGGCGGGGGCTCTGGGTCATTGATCTTGAAGTACAGAGCGGTGTGGTAGTCATCCCACAGCTTGAGGATGGCTGCAATCTCCTGATTTGTTGGGGATGTCATGGATTGAGCAAAGGACGGCGGCGGCGATGGCTTCGACGGTGGTGCGGGAGCAAGAGCCCTGAGAAGCCTTCAGAGCGGCTGTAACGGCGTTCTGGTACTGCCTAAGGGTGAGAGGGGGCAGCTCGGGCTGAACGCCCGGTGTGGGGTCTCCTAGGGCGCGCAAGCGAACAAGCTCAGAGCGGGAGAGTCGGAGAGCTTTGGCTTGAGCGTCGAGGTGGTCGCGCTCTTCGGGCGTGAAGGAGACCTTGGCAACGATTCGGTTCATGTCAGAAAGGGAGTGGCTCTTCTGCTGGCTTGCTTTGCGGGAAGTCGCGCGGGCTGACGACTTCGACCTTGGGCTCGGGGGCAATGTCGCGCAGCAGGTTGCGGTATGCCTGCGGGTTGATGTGTCCCGGCGGTGCCTTGTCCAGGTCTTCGAGGGTGCAGCGGTTGGCTTCGATTAGGCGCTGCAGGAGCTTGCGGGCGCCTTCAGGGGTTGAGATGCGGGTGAGTGCCATTAGTCGAAAGCTTCAAGGCGTTGACGTTCTTCTTCTGCCCAGGGGTGGCGGACCCAGCGACCAAGACCGCGAGAGCCAGCGGCTCCAGCGATTGGCGGGCAGTAAGTGCAGTAATAGCCCTCCTTGTCGTACATGCCGATGGCATGGTCGGTGGCGACGGGGCTGTAGTGAAAGCGAGCCTCGCCTAGCTCGGTCTCGCCAAACATCGCAGAGGTAGCGATGCGGTAGACGGATTTGGGACTGATGCGTTCTTTGTTGTCGAAAACTTGGTGAACGCACCGCCCGCGATTTGCGTAGTCAAACAGGGGCAGCATCAGAAGACGTAGTTGGCGTGATTGATTTGCTGTTGACCGACGGGTCTGTCGTTGACGGTGGCGTAACGCTCGTCGCGCAGCCAGCGGAAGCAATCGGGCAATGGGCTGACAAATTCGTCACCAGCAGCTTGCTGATGAGCGATTTCAGTTTCCAGGGCTTTTACGAGTTCCGCTTCCGGTTCGGTCCGGATTGTTTTTTGCCACTGCGAAAGCGCCTTTGGCTTGGACTGGCTAGCGGCGCGAACAGGGGCTGAGAGGTAGAGCTTCCAGAAGCTCTCGAAGGCTTCGCTGCCTTTTGCCCTGGGCTTTCGCTTGGGGGTCTCTGAAACGGCTGGAAACTCGCTTTCCAGCTTTAAAAGGGTTTTTGTTATGGGTTCTTGTTTATGGGTTTTTGTTTGTAGGTCGTTTTTGACCTGGGTGGTTAGGTCGTTTTTGACCTGACCCCTAGGTCGTTTTTGACCTGGGTCGTTTTCGACCTTAGGTCGTTTTTGACCTGGGTGCTCCAGGGTGACGTGATACACAGCGGTCATGCCTGGGCGCTGCTCAACCTGCACCCAGCCACCCGCAACCAAGCGCCCGATGCAACGTTGAACAACCTTGCGTGAGATACGCGAACGGTCGGAAATTGTCTGCAGTGATGCATAGCAGCCTTTGGCAGAGTTCCAGCCAAAGCGGTGCAACCACAGGTACACAAGAACAGCTTTTGGGTCGATGTCTGCGTCCATTAGCTGATACGGAGCGACAGCAAATCCGCTGGCTTTGAAACGAGCCTTCATGTAGGATCTTTGAGAGAAGCGTTATCGCCCTGCCGCCTTCTTGGCGTGTGGGGCGGTTTTCATTTTGCCGGGACTTGCTCGTGCTCGATGCGCTTGAGCCCCTGGTGGATGAGTTCGTTGATAAACGCCTTGCGAGTCAAGTGAGACGGCTGAACGGCGTCAACACGTTCCAGGATTTTGCTGTCGATGCCAATGTTGATTGCCTTGGCGACGGTCATGGTGTTGAATTGCCGTTGGAAACCACCCCATTTTGCACACTGCTGGAATGAGTAGCAAGCTGCCACCCATCGAAGGGCTTGAGTTCTTCGATGACCTGCACCGGTACCGGTACAACGGTCGGTGGCTGCCTTTCAGCGTTTCCAAAATCGCCAGCCCGTCTGATCCTGCAGCCGAAAGGCGCTTTGAGCAGACCCGCCACATCTGGGAGCCCAGGGGCAACGCTGTTCACCAGTACTGCGAGACGCTGCTGAAGGGCGGGATCCTTTGGAAGGACGAGTTCAAGGATTGGACTGACGAACTGGATGACTGCTGGCTGCTGACCGAAAGCGAAGCGGTGGCGGTTGAGTATCGGCTCTGCGATCCGCGCAAGGGGATTGGCGGCAGTTTTGATTTCTTGGTTCGCACCAGCAACGGCAAGCTCGCCCTGGGCGACCTGAAGACTGTCGGCAGTGACAAGGCGGTCAGCCAGCGCCAGCCCGCGAAGGCGCAGTTGGGCGGCTACCTGGCGATGCTGATCGACCACCATCCGGAGCTGACGGTCGATAGCTGCTACACGCTGGTATCAGGACCTGGGCGGTATCGGCTAATCAAAAGCGAGCCAGACGAATGCCTGATCGAATGGCTTGGTGCCTGGGATGCCTTCAAGCTGATCAACGCGCCATTTTGAGCGAGCTGGACTGGACGGAGATCTTTGAGCGCTGCCCGCACTTGGCGCCGCCTGGGTACGAGGAGGCTGTACAGGCTGGACAGGAGCGCAGCAAAGAAAGATATGAGCGGCTGGGCAAGAAGCGCGCAGGCACGAGCAGCAAAAGCAAGACAGGGCGCTTCCCTGGGTTGAAGCACAAATCCGACTGAAAACCGGTTGCAAAGCCACTGGAAACATGCCATCATTAGGGCAAGCCACCCGGCTCTCACTTCTTGCCTCAAATGGAAACCATCCTCCAGCAACTCGAAGAAGCCAAGCAGCGCCTCTCCGCTGCTCAAACCGAATACGCCCATTGCTTTGCTCGCGGTGACTTCACCGAGTGCGGCAAAGCCAAGCGGAAAGTCGCCAAGCAAATGAAGGAAGTGCAGTTCCTGGTCGCGCAAAAACTTGCCCTGAGCTGATCATGGACACAACAGAAAACGGCATCCACACGCCCAGTTACTTCGCCACTGCCTTCACGCCAGTTGAACTTGACCTGCTCTATGAGCTGACAAGGCAAGCCAGGAACTCACTGCCAGACCCTTATGACACCCCTGAGCCAGGGAGCTGGGCGGCGAGCATCATTGCCTTGGACAACAAACTGACCACAATTTTCCATAAACGCCGTCAGTAGCCATGCGCAAGCCGCGCCGACTCCGCAACAACCCTGGCAAAGCAGTCCCTGAAGAACTGCTGTTCACCGCTTTCAAATGGGAAACCATGCGCGAGCGGTACTTCACCAACATCCACCGCCTAGACGACGCAACGGAAGCCCGCTACCTGCGGACGATCTACTCAAAGCGCCTCTGGGATGAGTGCGGCATCTCCATTGACCTCAAATGAAATCACAAGCCATCCGCGACGCCGAATATGACGTCGACCGCCTGTTCACTTGGGCGGACAATGAAGAGCACCCCAGCACCTACCTGATCTTCTTGGTGCTGACCGGGCACATCGAAGCTGACTCCATTCGCCCCCTGGGGCACTTGGAAGCCAGCCTGCTTGCCAAAGCCCTCAAGGCTTGGACGACTTACCCCGTCTACATCAACGACCTGATCCACAAGCATCAACGAGAAGTCGCATGACCACGTTCCCAAAGTCCATCGAAGCCCCGATTGAGCGCTTCTTTCATACGCCTGTTTCCTGGGTTAAAGGCGTCAGAAACGGTGGCATGACCGCCGTGATCAAGCACCCTGATGCCAACTGGAATGACGTGCTGGTTTATCAGCCCGACAGCCCAGGGGAGAACTGGTGGGACCTTGTCCCGCGCAATGCTGTCATCCGTGCCTCCATCCGCGAGCCTGCCAAGAAGAACCCCAAGGATCTGATCGCGTTCGCTTTGCCGCTGAAGAATCAGCCATCTGCGACCCAGGAGCTGATCAAGTCACTTCAGAGCGAAGAAATCACCGAGGAGACCAAGCCAGGTTTGACTGATGGTGACAAGCTCGAAGAGCAGATTCAGAGGGACATCAAGCGCAAGCAGGACCGCCAAATCCAGCTAGCCCAAGCGAAGCGCCTGCAGCGCTTGGCATTGATGGGCGAGTGGCTTGAGAGCAACGAGAAGGCGCTGGTCATGGCGCAGGGCATGATCTGCAATGCCTTCTTTGAGTGGTGCGAAGACAGCTCGGAGGAAGCTGACACCAAATGCCTCCACGAGATGATGGATGCCATCCACTACATCATCGAAATTGGTGGCAAGTTGCGCAGCAACTGCTGGTGCCCAGATAAGGAATACGACGGCGCCCTTTACTACCACGGGCACGACGGGCAACCTGTCAAGGTCATCGACTTGAACGAGCTGCCATGACTGCCGGTGCTCGACTGATTTTTCAATACCTCCGCGCAATGGTGGCGGGGGAGCCAAGACTTCAGCCGATTTTGCGGATGCCATTGTCCGCCGAATCGCGGGAGTATTTATTGAACATGGAAGTCGAATGGCAGGTGGCGCTGCTTGAGCATTGCCTTGAGCTGCCGCCTGGCAAATACCGGCGCAACTAAAGCTGGGGCATTGGGAGGAGTTGTACAAGGGCTCCGCGACTGCTGCCTGCGTAGGGGATGCCCACTGGTCGGGCTAACTGGTGGGATCGGCACTCCCAAGCGCAAGAAACCAAGGTTCCCGTCGAGGACGCGGTGTGGTTCCAGGGTTCCGGCTTGTTTCCCCATTTGGCACCGCGCAAGCGGTCACCCATGTAAGCCCCCAAGCTTTCCACCGAAAACCGGTTGCAATCCCACCGGTTATGTGCCATCATAGGTTCATGAGGCAAGCGCCTCACGCCCATCGCGTCTTTCACTCATGACCAACAACCTCACCGACAAAGAGCAAGCCCTGCTCAACGAAATCAAAATCGGCATGGATCAGCCCGGCTGCGGCTGGCTTCACGAGATCACCCCTTTCCAAAACGACCACGTCACCGCGGGCGTGCTGGGCTCCCTGATCGAGAAGGGCTTGGTTCACAGCGAAAAAGATGAGGAGTGCGTTCCTGGCTTTCCGCCGGCTTACTGGGTCACGCTGGCTAACTGATTTACCAGCCCCTTCGGGGGCTCCCTACCCATCGCGTCTTTCACATGCTTCCCCTTTCACCCGTCGAGCATCCCGAGCTCTCCACTGAGCAGGAACTCTCGATGACTCAGGACGTTGCTGATCAGTTCTTTGACTGGATCAACGACGACCTCTGCGAAATGCTTCACGACCACATCGCTGATGTCCTGAAGGCGAACAACATCGACCTCGATAGCCGCGAGGCTGACGATCTGTTCCTCGACATCGCCAAGCGCATCAGTGTTGACGTCAACGTCAGCAAGTGATTCATCGCCCCCTTCGGGGGGCTCCCACCCATCGCGTTATCACCATGAAAGACAAACTCGGCAACATCGCCTGCTTCCTGATCGCCGCCGCAGGCTTCGCCTTCATTGGATTTGAAGCCACCGCCCATCACGGCAGTACCCACAGCGGCACCCAGCCCTACGTCCGCGTCGCCCCGGAGTGCGACAAGTGACAACTGACATCACCACCGCGCAGGACCTGATCGACGCTCTCCTTCAGCTCCGCGAAGAACGGGCTGACTTGGACGCCAAGGAAACCTTTCTCAAGGAACAGCTCGCAGGCGCCATCGCTATGGGCGAGCTCGATGCATTCCAAGCCGAAGACGGCATCTTCCAGTTCAGCAACGCCAAGTACACCCGCTGCGAGCGCAGCACCTACAAACTCAGCAAGGAAGCCAACAAGGCAATACAGAAGATCAAAGAACAAGACATCGACGCTGGACTCGCACAGCGCAACGTGACAACGTACTGGCGATTGGATAACGCAATTTGAGCGACAGCATCACCTTCACGGTTCACGGCATCGCCGCACCTCAAGGCTCCAAACGCCACATCGGTCGCGGAGTCATGATCGAATCCAGCAAGAAGGTGAAGCCATGGCGCCAAGACGTTAAATACGCCGCCATCGAGAAAAAGCCTGCCGACTGGGATACGGCAGCACCCATGATCCTCTCGGTTGTTTTCCGCTTCCAACGACCGAAATCTCATTTCAACAAAAGTGGCTTACGCTCGTCCGCCCCCCTGCATTGCACTTCAGCTTCAGCCGGAGATCTCGACAAGCTTCTCCGCAGCACAAACGACGCCCTGACTGGCACACTGTTCGACGATGATCGACAGGTCATCTCCATTGACGCCTCCAAGCGTTACTGCGGAGATAACGAACCACCAGGCGCGATCATCACGCTCACTGCGCTTTCATCCACCAAATGACCATTCCAAACCTTGCGGGAGTCATCAACAAAGATGACGTTTTCCGCAAAGGCTCTGGCTCCTATGCCGCTGATTACGTCAGTTGGGCACGGATCGCCAACCACCTCCATACAGCCGCTCCTGGCTGGGAGTTCCACCTGAAGCCTGCGCCTGATGGCGGGCACGTCTGGCAAGCACCAGACGGCTCCGCTTATCTGGTCAGCTACTTCACCGGACCCGAAGACCAGGCGACCCCGGACTTTGTCTACCCCTGCCAAGACAACCGGAACCAGCCGATCAAGTTCGACAAGGTGAGCTGCCGGACCCTCACCGACAGCCATCGTCGCGCCCTCTGCGCCAACGCCGCCTTCACGTTCTCACTGGGCTACGAGCTCTGGGCACGGGAAGAAATCGAAGAAGCAAAAGGCGAGCCTTTGCCGACTGTTGAGGCACCTGTCGAAGCCAAGCCAAAGCCCAAAGCCGCTGCTAAACCGAAGAGTCAACCCTCAGAGTTGACTGCTGAGGAGACGCCGTTGAGCGACGCTGACCTGAAGACCATCCGTGCCCTTCTCAAGGAAGAGCCGGTCGCCAACAGGAACAAGATCATCAAGGCGTTCATGCAGGAATTCAAGGTGCCCGATGGCGAGCTGATCACTGCTCACATCACCCTGCCCAAGCACCAGCAGTTCATCACTGAGCGCCTCTCCCGATAGCGCCATGAATGACGAGATGATGCACGCCCAGATGGCGGCTCTTTACGCTCAACAGCGCCGAGACCAGAAACCTTTGGATCATCTCGAAACCATCCTGCCTCCCCAGCTTTGTGAATCCGTGCGGCATTACGCCGAATCACGCGACTACACAGCGAAGCAGGCTTTGTCCCACATCGTTTCTAAATTCTTCGGTCCATGCTTCAAATCACCGCAGTCGGCAATCTCGCAGCCGACCCTGAAGTCCGCCAAGTAGGCGACAACGAAGTCGCCAACTTCACGATCATCTGCAACAAGAAGATCAAAGGCGAAGAGCACACGTCAGCGCTGCGCTGCGCAGTCTGGGGACCCCGCGCCAAGGTTGTCGCCGACTATCTCACCAAAGGCTCGCAAGTCACCGTCACTGGTCAGGCTTACATCGAGACCTACGAGACAAAGAAAGGCGAAAGCCGTTCCAGCCTCAACGTCGCAGTGAACGATTTCTCACTGCCTCCTAAACCTCGGGTTGAATCCGATTCAATGCCGTTCTAGTGTCCCGGGGGGCTTGCCCCCCTTTTTTATGATTTCATGCCAGACCCGCTCCGCGATTACCTAAATCAGATCGGCAGAATCCCGCTGCTAACCGCAGCGGAAGAAATCGAACTCGGCAATTCCATCCAGCGCATGATGCCGCTACTGGACAAGCCGAACCTAACCAAAGAAGAGCAAAAGGTCATCCGCATCGGCAAGCGCGCCAAGAAGCGCATGGTGCAGGGCAACCTTCGCCTCGTGATCAGCGTTGCCAGCAAATACAACAAGATGACCTGCCGCCTTTCGATGCAGGACCTGATCCAAGAAGGCAACATCGGTCTGATCCGTGCCGTCGAGATGTTCGACCCCAGCCGGGGGTACAAGTTCTCGACATATGCCTACTGGTGGATTCGCCAGGGCATCATGCGCGCGACGCAGACACAAGATCGGATGATCAAGCTGCCGAGCGGTGCGCCAGACGGCTTGCGCAAGGTCAGGTATTTCATGATCGACTACCAGCGAGAGCACGGCGTAATGCCAACGCTCAAGCAGTGCGCTGACCTGATCGGCGTGCAACCGGAGACGATGCGGAACTACCTTCAGGCATCAGAGGATGCAAGCAGCCTTGACGCCAAGGCGAAAAGCAGGACCGACGAAGGCAGCAGAATCCTCGATCTCATCCCAAGCACCTACGGCGCAGCAGATGAAGACCTGGAAGCTGACACCGCCGCCCTCGCCGTTGATCGCGCCCTGAAGCAAATGACCGACCAGGAGCGCCGGATCATCACCATGCGTTACGGGCTAGATGGCGAAGAGCCATTGTCGAATCCAAGCATCGGCAAGAAAATCGGACTTCACAAAGAAGCCGCTCGCAAACTTGTCCACCAAACAGAGGAAAAGCTCCGCAACATTCTTATGGACCGACCGCCGGGAAAGTCGAAGCGACAGAAGAGCAGCTCCAGCTTGACCTGGGGCTGGAGTTAAACCATGGGAATCAGTCAGAAGTGCCCTGAGTGCGGATCAGTCAGGACAAAGGTGGTAATGACAAAACCAGTCGAGAACGACGGGACACTGCGCCGCAGACATTGCACAACCTGTGACTACCGCTGGTACACCTACCAAGATCCTGAGATGATGGTGAAAGCTCACCAGGTCGTCTGGCGACACAGGCACTACGTTCGGGTTCTCCGCCTAGATGAAACGAGAAAGGCTTCACCTGCAGGGTGACATCACCGTCGAGACCGGCAAAGACACCAACGGGCGGTTCTTTATCGCCTACGCCAATGGCACCAGCGTTCTCCTGCGAAAGCAGGATGAAGTTTGCCAGTTCCTCAAGCTCGCGCCAAAGACTAGAAGCCGCGACGCCCTCGACTCATGGTTTGCCTCGCTATCGCTAGGAGACCGAGGGCATAACCCAGTGCCCACAGGAATGGAGCAAGGATTGTCAGAACGAGCGATCGCAACAGGCTTCGGTCCTGAGTGCCACTTGGACGAGAGCGATCCGAATTATCAAACCCGAACTGTGATCTGACGTAGGCGCAGGCGGCAGGGTCAACGGCTTCCATCGCGTCCAGCTCTGACTTCAGCTCAAGCTCAGTGATATGACGGACAGCCTGCTTGATCAGTTTTTGCTGGAAGGCGTTTTGCTTGGATAGGGCGGCGCAAAGATCGCGGACCTGGTCTTCGTCGCTAGCCGCGAGTATTGACCTTGCTTGCTGTTCAATGCGCAGCTCTTCCTCCATGGTTAGGTTGACTACCATCCAGTCTCCCCAAGTCATGTCGGAATGGCAGCATGATTTTCAAGATAGCTGCATGAATCCGCCCAAAATTGAAGAAATTGAAACGGAAGACGGTAAGCGTTGGCGCGTGATCTACGCCGGGATGGTGAAAGATCACAGGCAAAAATGGCAAGCAGTGCGTCATTACAACGAAGCCTGCGAGGTTTATGGGCAGCAGCTAGGGCTGCGCCGTTGGCTCGATAAGTAGCGGTTTGTAAGCGTCAACGATGATCGCCCAGCCGCTGCGTGGTCCTTCAGGCATCCAGCGGTGCAGGAAGTCTTTCCGGTCATAAAAGACGCCAGCGCCTTCGCCGTGCTTCAACAGCTTGCCTCTCTGGATGTCATGCTCACCGCGCGGGTCGTGCATGATGAAGAAGTTCTCGGTGTAGCCGATAATCACCGACCAGTGCCCAAAGCCTTCAGCAGGGCGCCCGGTGCTGATGTCACCCTTATGGAGCCAACCAACAGCGATCGGTCTGCCGCTGTCAATCTCGGCTTCGATTAAATCTTCAGTGCCGTCCTGGACAAACTCGGCGTGCAGTTCCAGCTCGTCAAGCGCCTTGAGCTGGGCTGTCACGTCCGTGGTGTCGCCGTATTTGATCCGGACCTGGTCGTACTGCTGATGCTCGGTGATCACGCCATAGTGCGCGGCAATCATTGCCATCGCTGACGTGAAGCACTTGCGGTAACCGTTCTTCAGCTCGTATTGGCTGAAGTAGGGCACCTTGAAGGGCAGCAGCTTTCCGCCACTTTTCCAGATCTCAAACCATTCGGCGTCGTGCCCCAGGAGCTCTGGCGGCATGTCTTCCTGCAGCCTTTGGATCGCAGCCCGTTGGTGCGGGCTGTTATCGAAATACTGGAAGAACTGTTCGAGTCGGATCATGGCTGAAGCAAGCCAGTCCAAATACATTCGCTTATTTGTCGAACAGAGCGCGTTCGAGCATGTCGCAAAGCTGGTCGTCGATCTTGTTGTCAGTCTTGGAAACCCAAGCGCGGCAAAGATCAACCATCAGTTTTTTGACGCCTTCTGATTGCATGAAAGCAAACAGGATCGGGCGGACAAGAACGAGCATCGCCGTATGGCAGTTGCGCGAAGTCTAGGGTTGTTTTACTGACCCTTCAAGGCGAGCGATCTTCTGCTCCGCTGCGCTCAGCCTGGAAAAGATCTCAACCCGCTCTGACCGCAGATCGTTGTGCAGGTCTTCAAGGCGGCTATTGATGGCTTCTACGCTGGAGGTCAGTCGTACCAGCGAATCTCGGCGATCAGCACCTCTTCGGAGTTGCGTGTTCACACCCAAGAACGCCGCCGAAATCGTTGCCCCCACGGCTGCCGCAGCAAGCTCGACCACGTTCCTCAAAAGCCTCTATCCATCATGGCGACCCCTGAAGAGCAGAATCAGAATCAAGAGAAGGACGG